CGTTATGTTGAAGTGAGGACGAACTTCGCAGAGAATGCTGATGGTCAGCGATTGTTCTGGGAGTTTTTCGCGAAACGGAAGCAGATACATATAGGCTGGATACGTGCGGGGCCATGGGCGAATGCCGTGTACATGTCGCCGTGGCCGTATCGTCCTACGGCGATTGTGCAGGGGCGCTTGGAGCCGTGGGCGGCAGAGTTGGGAAAGCGAGAGGGGGTGGCGCTCAGGGACCAGGCATAGGACGCGCGTTACCCTCCTGATTATACACGTGTAGATAGACACCTCTATAGGGGGATGTATAGTTGTCCACATTGACAATCAGATCATTACTGAAGCCACTACGAGGTCCGATATTGTAGCCGCAATATCCATCCGACAGCAAATTCGCCATGGCTCCAGGAATACGATGGTACAATGTATAAAATGCCCCGGAATCGCCATCACGCAGGGCGTTACTCGATAGAATGGCGGGATCGAGTTCCAACTTTACTTGCGTATTGTAAAAGTTCGAGGTATAGGCATTCGACATCTGAGAGAACATGTGGCCTCCGTACGACGCAGTGCCAAGAATCTGGCGACCCGTTCGAGGAGATTGGTATTGCACAAAGGTGGAGAATTCTTTCACCATGTGCTGCGGAGTACTTGTACCCAGATACATGCGCTGAAAGAAATAGGAGGGATTCACTTCCAGAAACATGCGTGTAGTAGAGTTGGGATGGATATAGCGAAGATACGGAGCCATTGTAAACGAGACCGTGCTGAAATACACGTCGCCCGTGGAATAATAGTTCGGATATTGCTCCACCGTGGACATGGGGATATTGCTGCCCAAGCATTGACTCCAGTCCCAGCCGTACGAATTGTATTCGTCAATCTGATAGAAGGTGGAAAACGGCACACTGCTCACGAAACTCGCATATCCTGCATTGGTGGAAAGAGTGCTGTACGTAAATCCGCGCCATGCTCGGGCTTCTCCAGACAAATCCGAATATCCTGCAGCCGTAAATGTACTGATGGAGAAAAAGACGGCACGAAGATCCGTGACGGTCGACAGCTGCAGATCGCCCACCCCGATAAATTTCAGCGTGGACTGCGAAGATGACATGACAATGTTTTCCGAGTTGGGAACTTGTAGCGCAGCCAAGCGAGACACTGCAGGCACCGTATTCATGGCAACGAGAAGATTGGGCGCGGCGTTGCTGAACGTAAAGGTACTATTCGGGAAATTCACATAGGCCTCGAAAAGTCCTTGGATACCCGTTGTACTAAAGGGGATCGTTGCGCCAATGGCAGCGGCCGTCATAGTAGATCCGCGCCCGTCACTCAGCGTGTTAAAGGGGGACACTGTGATCGTACTTACCGAGTTCCAGTAGCCATTACCTGCTCCGTCTGAAATAAGTACGTATTGTGAAGGAATGTATCCGTTCGTAGGAGAACGAACGCTGATTTGTCGGAGAGTAATTTGATCCGTATCGATTGTTCGTATACTAGCCGCCATATATGCTTCTGTCTTAGAATGATAGATTCTGAACAGTGAGGAAATACGAGTTCGTAGATGCGTAGTATACATTCACGCCGCCCGTTTTGAATCCGACATTCAACTGGTACGATATTGCTCCAGGGAGAGAGTGCGATAGAACATAGGGCTGTTGATATGCCCCAGTAATATTCGAGCCAGGAATCGATATTTCTATCGGCTGTTGAAAGAAGTTCGAGTATCCGTTTTGTGACGTCGTACCTGGCACGAGAGTTTGATGCATGGTAGATAGTATGGTGTTTCCGTACTGGATATAGGTGGTCATCGGGAACGCAATAGAGGTGAGAGAACCTGTCGTCATTGTATCGAACTGGAACGTGGGATAGAGGCGCGCAGTAATACGACTTGCGTTCGTTATCAGACTGGAAAACTGGTCGAACTGGAGATTTGTCGTAGAGAATGTGAGGTTGGAGTTGGCACTCACGGTACCCGATAGGAGCCCGTTGCCGCCCTTGTATGTAAGGGTGGAATCGACAAAACTGCTCAAAAATGTGATTGCACTGACGCTCGAAATGTAGACCTGAGATCCGAAGATGTTTGTCGCGCCTGAGCGATCAATGAATATGTTTTGTTTCGCCGCCTGTATGCCTCGACTCGTACTGAGAAGAGTAGCCGTACTCACATAACCCTGCGTCCCGAGAGAGGATATTAGTCCAATAGTGGTACTCGGAAGACTCGCACCATATACTATACCGTAACTGCCGGCATTTGACTGATTGATGTAGTTTGTACTTATGAGATATTGAGAGAGAACGGTATTGAAGTTGATATAGGGGGGATCCGAACTGCCCGTAACCACTATACCGAGGCTTCCGCCACCAGAAGTGGCAGGGTACAACAAGCCCGTCACAGTGCTCGTAAGCGCAGAAGAACTGATATACATCGCCTGACCTAGATTCTGAATGGTGCTCTGTAGGGAGAGAGAACTGATATATCCGTATGATCCAAGGCCGACAACCGTTGACTGTTGCTGACGATTTAGTCCGACAGTTGTGCTCAAAAGCGTGGGCGAACTGATATAGCGTACGGATCCAAGCCCATTTACGGTACTTTGGATATTGGACATGAATGAGAAGGATCCGTTCAAAAAGGGGGTCATACTGCTTGTCAAATCGGCGGTACTTATATATTTCGAATCCGTTTGAATCCACGTCACAGTACTTTGAAGTTGGCCACCTGTAATACTACCCGGTATGCCCCCGTTACCAATCTGGGTAGAAAGAGTGGAATAACTGGTGGCAACAATCGTGGAAATACTCGACGCCATGCCAAAAATGCGATTGAATGATGAGGGTAGATATCCGATGCCACTGCCTATGGTGGCAGATTGACTGCTGATTGTCTGAAACACATCCTTCCATACACGGAGTCCTTGTCCATCTGCCACTTGCATCATGTTATCGGCATACGGCCTACCCGTTGCCGGATCAATGGCATAGATTGCCTGCTGAATAGGATCACTCATCTGCGCTTCTATATCCATATAAGAATACCATCTACTGAATAAGTCGCACAGTACACTAGAATGCCAGGGGGCGGTGGTTTATTGCAGTTGGTTGCTCAAGGAAAACAGGACGTTTTTTTAACGGGAAACCCCCAGATTACATGGTTCAAAATGGTGTATCGCCGGTATACAAATTTCGCCATGGAATCGCAGCAGATCTTCTTCGACGGCGACCCCGATTTCGGAAAGCGGGTTACGGCTGTGGTGCCTCGTCGCGGAGATTTGCTGGGACCGATCATCATGGAAGTGGTTCTGCCCTATATAACCATGACGGATGGTACATCCGGCGTATATGTAAATTCCACGGGGTATTCTCTTATTGAGGAAATATCTCTGGAGATCGGCGAGGTCGAGATAGACAAGCAGACCGGAGAATGGATGCAGATATGGTCAACGCTGTCTACGCCGGCGGGGCAGTTAGATGCGCTGAACAACATGATTGGTCGCGTGGACGGCTTAAACCAGCCTCCGACAGTGATTCCTCCCGCGGGCGCTTGTTCCGTCGGTGGCTATAAATACGGCGCGGTAAAACTGTATATCCCTCTGCAGTTCTGGTTCAACAAGAACCCTGGCCTGTATCTCCCCCTACTCGCGATGCAGTATCATCCCATACGCATTAACGTGAAATTCCGCGATCTGGCGAGTATGATTGGAAACGCGAATCTCGCGGCAGGATGTTCTACTGTACAACCCGTTCCCGCGAAAATAGTGGATCTTCGTGTGTGGGGCGACTATGTATATCTCGATACGGAGGAGCGTCGTCGCTTCGTCTCCAACAATCATGAATATCTGATTGAGCAAATACAGTATACACCGCCCGTTTCCATACCAGAGGGGGTCAATACGCACAATGTTCGCCTCGAGTTCAACCACCCGCTCCGCGAAATCATATGGGTTCTGCAGCGGGATGTCATGAGCACCACGCACGAGTGGTTCAACTTTGGCTCGACTTCCTTGTATGAAGCCGGTATTTCCAGAGATATGTTGCAAGATGCCACCCTACAAGTCGATGGGTACGACAGGTTTGACGCAAGAGATGCCGGATATTTCCGCCTCGTGCAGCCCTTTCAATACCATACACGGACGGACGTAAAGCAGTTTATCTATTGCTACAGTTTCGCCCTCCGGCCAGAAGACATGCAGCCGTGTGGATCCTTGAATGCGAGTCGTATTGATAATATGAATCTGATGATAAACTTGCGACCGGATTCCAATGAGACGCAGACAATCACTATTCCTATTCTGGGGCCGAACGGGGAGACGCTGTATTCGGATCCCCCCGCAAACACACAGAGGCTTGTGCGCACGGTAGTAAACCCGTCATACACACCGAATCGTGGCAAATCGCACATAACCGTCTACGCCAAAAATCACAATGTATTGCGCGTAGTCAATGGATTCGCGGGACTTCTATTCAAGATTTAGGTCGGAGGTCTGAATAGCGATGGCGGCCTTCCTAAGCAGTTTTCTGCCCGGCAGCGGTTCATCAAGTACCGCTGCGGCAACAAATCCAGGAAGCGCAGGGACGTCTTATCTCAAAACACTCATATCGGGGGGAATACAAATTCCATGGTATGCACACATATTCTTAACAGGTATTCTTCCATTTTTGTCCATGATTCCATTCATAGGACCCTTCTTTTTCTCCGCATTTACTCTTCTCGGATCGAACGGAATGAATCTACTCGCATCAAACTCGATGAGTTGGGCGGCAGCAAAGGCCGCATCGAATCTCATGTGCCGCATGATAGCCGATGTGATGACGGTGAAATTTCCTGGGAAGCCGTGGATGCCGTATCTCAGAGCCGTACTGTATTACGCAAATCCGTGGGTTATATTTGACATGTCACAGGTGTTCAATCCGAACTTCGTGAACGAGGGCTATAAGATCCCCTTTTGGGATAAAAAAGTCAATACAGCTCTTGCGGCTGCGACACCTGCTCCCACTATGAAGGATATAGGAGGCACTCTTCTGGACGCGAAAGGAAAGCCCGTCGTAGGAGCGGATGGAAAGCCCACGGGAGAAAAGGCGTATGGGTGGATTGGCGCAGCATTCTGGGGTGCAGTGATTGTTCTCGCCTTCCCCTATGTAAGCACGATTATATCCGCTCTTCCGCCCGAAATGCAGGCCAAGGCACTCCCATTCACCAATCTTATTACAACCGTCCTAGGAGGGTTCGCAGCAGTGGCCGGTGGTGGAATAGGTACATTTGTTCTCATCCCCAATATGATTTCTGGCGTACAGAGCCAGGTTACTGCTCTTATGTCGGGTGGAGGGGATGGTGGCCAGAAAGGGGGGGGTGTGCCTTCCTTGCAAGAAGTGGCAGAATCCCTCTTGAAAGAGGGAGGGCAAAGTGGCGGTGGAGAGGCTCTAGAGAGTGGGCTATTTGCAGGAGTTCTGAGTCTTATCGCCTTTGGTGGAATTGTAGTTGGCCTCACCCGTCTAAAAGATAGTGGCCTACTAAATGTATAATGAAGCTACTCATTTCCCAGATTGAGTTCGAAGAGTTGATTGGTCTACAGGTGTCTGCAGATGGATCTACTCCTCCTCCGTTCACGGTGGTGTATTTCACTGCCGGGTGGTGTGGTGCGTGCAGGCGTCTAGATCTCGATGCGATTGAGTCGGCTGTGCAGGGTGTGAACTGGCTAAAGTGTGATGTGGATCAGAATAACTATACGGCGGGCTACTGTGATATCTATTCTATTCCGACCTTCCTCGTTGTCTCCAATAAAAAGGTGGGCGCCAAGCTCTCCGCTTCTTCCACACAGAAGGTGATTGATTGGGTAAAGGAGCAGTACGCCCTTCACACACAAGAGAAGGCGGGTCAGTAATATCCTACCTTTAGTAGAATGAAGTTGAAGTTCTCTATTGCGCAAATAGCAAGTATGGTCGGCTCGGTGATTGTAGTATATCTTGTCAGCGCCAACTATACGCAGTTGAAGGCGGCTATGAAATAGGGGAGTTTGGCTCTCCCGAAAATATTTTACGCTATAAGATGGACGCATATTTCCTTGTCGCCATATTCCACGTGGCAGTGATCGTTCCCCTCCTTTTGTGGGTGGGTTTCAATCGTGCAGCCACGCCCGAGTGGCTATATTCTGTCCTATTCGGCACGGGTATACTTGTTCTTGTGTATCACGCCTATAAGGCCATTTCGCGCCTCATAGCCGCTTCTCCGGTAGTGTGGATTAATCTCATACACGTACTGTTGGTTGCCCCCCTTCTTATATGGATAGGCTACTACGCAAAAAGGACGGAACGCCCTGCGTATGACATGCTTCTGATAGCAGCATTCGGAGCCTTCGGCTACCATTTGTATAAACTCGTAGTGATGTCACAGACGTTTGTGAAGGCACACGAACTTTAGACTAAGAGACCCTGTAAATGAGCCGCCTTCTCTGCAGGGAGTTCAATGCACGACGTCGCGAGATGATACAAGAACGCCGTGCCACTATTGCATACCTTGGCGCACTTTGGACAAGTGTTCGCCGTTGCGTTGAGAGCAGCCACATCGGAACTACAGTGTTTCCGAATAAAGTGGAGTACCCGATTTGCCTTTGTAAGTGTCTTATAAGGGCAACACGGACATTTAAGAGACGCGGCTTCCTCCTTGGAATGCCTCGCAGATATGTGAAGAGCGAGAGTTTGCGCGTGAAGAAACTCCTTCTTACACGTGGGACACTGAAACGGCAAACTCCCCTCGTGATTCTTCAGATGATAATGCATCGTATTCTGATTCTTCTTCACGGCCTGACAAATATGACACACAAACTCCCCCTTTTCGTTTTTCTGGTAGGTGTACGTCATTATTTGTAACGACTACTAGGTGCCGCGCCCCTTCAATTTTTTGCGAGCGCGCCGCGTACGACCGCCTCCACCAGGGGAAGGTGATCCAGGTGGAACTCCTGCTAAGGCATCGATGATATCATCCTCCCTCCTACGACGCGCAGATTGTGCTCTTCTTGCTGATTTCGACGGAGGCCTCGGCCTCGCTGAACGAGCGAGCACCGAGTTGACAGAAAGGCGACGACCACGTGGCGGGGGAACTTCATGCAACGGTGCACCTTCTACAAGACGCCGTGTAGATTCCTGTCGCCTTACCAGCCGTTCTTCTTCTCGCCTTGCAAGATTCGCCTCGCGCGCAGCCCTCATTCGATTCTTACGCGTTGTTCTTACATTAACGTGCTTGTAGCACTGAGCAGGATCCCATGTATCTATTTTACCGGCCTTATATGCTTGATAGTTTGACATGCAGCCTGGGCAGGCCATAGCAATAGACTGCGCCACATGTGTCATAACACGATCAAGTTTTTCGGGGGCATATTTGGCCTTGATTTCAGGAGAAAGAATCTCCACACACTTGGTTTTCAGTTCTCCCAGTTTTCGATCCTCCCCCTCTTTCCAAGGTGAATAGCAATAGTTCTGAATATGATGTCCAGGTGGAAGATTCACACCCACCCAGAAAACGGCGAATCCTCGTATATCGTCGAACGTTTTTCCGAGATTATTTCTAACATACGAAAACAACTTTGCTTCGCAGCAGGTACTCCCATTATTGCATTCCACTTGATCCTTTTCATCGTCGTATTTCTTAAAAGGGACGAATGACTTCCCCTTTTCAACTCTGTCGTGTAAATATTGATAACTATTCACGAAGTTTATCTCGTATGGGGCTTTCCACAGATCATCGTCGTAGTTCATGCCTTTCGCCCCCGCCGCAGGATCATTGATCAGCATATCCCTTTTCATAATAAAGTTCTGCTCGGCAGGGAGGCCGTGAATAGAAATATTTTTATTGTAGGCCGCAGGATTCAATACTCCTGCCCCTCCAGGAAGACGCCATGCAAGATTTATGTCTGGTTCACGAAACTCGTCCTCCACTCCTCTAACAACCATATTCGACGAACGCAAGAGTTGCAAAGCCAGTTTCTCTTTATTGTCGAAATTTGCATTCTCAACGCGACCTCCCATTGCAGGTGCTTCCGAGATCGTCATGAAAAACCGCTTGTCGGTCGGCTGATCGGCTCCCATATCAATGACTGCGCACATGAATCCCATATTTTTCGCCTTTGTTGCTGGAAGCCCCCCCTTAACCGTACTAGAAATATATTTCTCCGTGTCTAAAAAGAACAGATTTTTCACGATATTTTCATGATACATCTTCATCATGATGTGTAAGAGTTCGCTCGTGGGTTTCCCAAATAGAAACATGTCACCCGTTTTCAACATGGTATTGCGCACGCGTGAAAATGATCTCTTTCCTTCTAATGCAAGATCTTCCAACGCGTTGACCGCAGGATCGGCCATCTCTACAGATTACCAACGTTTTTCACAATGGCTATTATGCCCCCCACAACAGTATTCCTCCTTTGAGAAGCCCGCCTCTGCAGAACAACACTCGCTATGATGTTCCTTTGCCGTAGGCGACTTTTTCCCAGTTATAGGATCATAATACAGAGAACAGAACTTCTTTCCACATTCCCAACACCAGGAACGCCCGCATCCTGCTCCCACTTGGAACGTCCCCTTCGTTTCGAGGCCACATGCGAATATATAGTTGCAAGCGGCATCCTTTAGAGCCCAGCGCTTACACCATGGACACTGTTTCGCGTCACCAGACATTCCTCTTTATGATGGCGTAAAGAAAAGGGGCGATTCTTCCGTAGGGAAATGGTGCACATACTTACATTGGCAATAGGAGCAGATTTCTGTAGGGCTCTTGACCCGGCACTCGAATCGAAAAGGGCATATGCTCGGAAGCACGGATACATGTACATACAAGGGGGGGAATCCTTCTGGAATAGAGAGTGGCCGATTCCTTGGTCGAAGGTGGGATTCGTCTTGAAGGTATTGGGCCAAGTTCCCGATGGAGAACTCATTTTTCTTTCCGACGCGGATGTGCTGATTACAAACCCCGAGCTACGGCTGGAAGATGTAGTTATTCCACTATTGCCGGATAATAAAGATTTGTTAATGACTATAGATGCATGTGGGCATTTGAATTCGGGGAATCTTCTTATGCGTAACTCCCCGTGGCTACGTGATTGGTGGAGGCGCGTGGGACAGCAGAGCGATTTGATGTATCATATATGGTGGGAGAATGCGGCAATGATCCGGCTCCTGGAAACGGAGGCTTCCGATTTTGCCAAAACGGAGATTACGGCAGAACACTGGAAGTTCAATGCGTATTTGCGGGGGTTGCCTGGGGAGCGTCTGTGGAGTCCAGATTGTCTATTGGTGCATTTTGCAGGCGTATATGACACGAAAAAGATGGAACAACTGCAGGCGGAGATTCTACGTGGGGGAGTTCCGACGCTCCCCTTTTAAAATCGCAGCATAGATTATAAATGAACTCTAACTCTGGGAACAACTCTGGGAACAAGCCTGCGAACAACTCTGGGAACAAGCCTGCGAATAACTCTGGGAACAACTCCACGCGCAAGAACAACAATGGGCAGATGGGAGGCGCCAAGATGCCCGCGGTAGGATCCAAGGCGCAAGTGTACCACGGAAAGGCGAAGCACACAAGTGGCGGGCTGACACGCAAGGATCTGATGCAGACGAAGAAGGGGCGCATTGTCTCGCGTAAGAAGCATGCGGCGGGCAAGAAGGCTCTGGCGCGTCTGCGGAAGGCCGGTTTCAAGGCGAAGAAGGGTACGTTCAAGCTCTTCCGCAAGTAGATTCAGCACATGCCGGTAAAATACTTCACATCCTATAGGGGAGTCATCTATAGGATGAGATGTATCATAAATGTTGGCATTGGAGGACGATATCCGAAAGAACAGAAGCGGCTCGCCGAATCTCTGAAGCAGCATTTCGACGGCGACTTTCTCGCTTGGACAGACTTTCCGAATGACAACTACAACAAAGAAAATATGTACAATGCCAAGGCCGCCGCATTTGAAGAGGCCATTCACAAAGGATATAAACAAATACTCTGGGTCGATTGCCCGGTTGTTGCTTTAAAGGATGTGGCACCGATCTTTGATCGCATTGACGCTGACGGATATCTCACCATGAAGAACTTCCACTATAACTGCGCGCAGACGTGCAGTGACGCCTGTCTCGCCCATTTCAAAGTGACACGCGATGAGGCAGAGAAATTCCAAGAACATGCGTCGGGCATTATAGGGATTGATATGAATCATCCGAATGGGAAGAAACTTATAGAACGCTTCATAGAGGGGTGTAAGGCAGGGGCATGCGACGGGAGTCGTAAACATGATGGGCAGAGCAAGGATCCCAGATTCAAGTTTCATCGGCAGGATCAATCCGTCATTAGTCTTGCTGCAAATACTCTCGGCTTGAAGCCCACAATGGAATGGAACAAGGGGGTGATCACACTTTGCCCCGAAGAGAGAACAAAGGATACAATTCTCTGTTGGAGTCATAGAGGCAAGGGGCGTCTTCCAGAAATGGGGGGTGGGAGGAGAACACGTCGTAGACAGCGGGGAGGCAATACGACCGCCAAGGCAAAAGAGTCCTATATTTATTTGAAGACGACGGGTGGACTGAATGAT